TAAGGATGGTAACATTTGCCAATAAGGAGGATACGGTATCGCTATTACATTGAATCTCTGTCTCATACTCTTTCACCTTATCTTCATTGTTTTGTTTCAACTCATCGATATGTTTTTTCTGCATATCGTATTTCTGTGTTGCTAAATCAATTTCATGTTTCTTGTGTGCAATCAAATCTTTGTTATTACTCAGTCGGTCTTTTACCAATGAGTTCATGGTAGAAAAGATTTGAATGTCAAGTAAATCCTCAATAATTTCTCTGCGGTCTGCCGATTTCAATTGCATGAAAGGAGTAAATGATGCAGAACCAAGAATGACAATTTGTGTGAAAGACTTGTAATTCAGTTTTAGAATAAACTTCTCAAGGTATTCTTGGTAGTCTCTTACGGCGGCATCTTGATTGACAAGTTCACCATTGCAATAAATTTCAAATACATTTGGTTTGATACCACGAATAATTTTATATGCTTTATTGCCAGTATCAAATTCAACTTCAACAACACAATCTTTATTGTTAATCGAATTTAATAATTGAGGTTTGTTGATATCACGAAATGGTTTGCCAAATAGAGCAAAGCACAACGCATCAAGCATCGTGCTTTTTCCAGAGCCATTTTCACCAACAACTAATGTGTTAGTATTGCCTGATAAATTGATTTCTGTAAAATAGTTACCAGTGGAAAGAAGATTTTTCCACCTAACATAACGAAATAAAATCATTATTTAAATTTAGGTCCTACTACCCATATAACAAGTGATTTGCGTTTACCTTTTGTTGTTGGTGCGACACGATGTATCATCCAACCAGGAAATGCAATGATTCGGCCTTTTTTCATTTCAACTTTTTCAGCTTCTGCTTCTTGGCCACTATTTACTTCAAATTCACCGCCTTCAAAATCTATATCAGGTTCTGCAAGAAGCATTACAAGTGATAACTTACGCATACCTTGTGTTTGCATATCAATAGGAATATTACGACCCATAATTGTATCCATATGAAAGTCATACTTACCTTTTTCAGAATCTTCATATTCTGTATATTGCATAGTATCATAACCATACAAATCAAAACCATAAAACTGTTCGTTCAATTGTTGAATAACCCAATTGAATCGGTCATAAATCCATGCCGTATTTTCGTTTCGGTTATGAAATTTCACATTTGATTTACGAACTTTTTCGTTTGGTGCTTGGTCGATTATAACTTCACCTGTGTTAGCACTTGATTTTACGGCACCAACTGTTGTGCCTCTTTCAACTCCTTGTTCCGCAAAGTAGTCACACATTTTTTGAAGTTCTTCTTCATTAAATGCATTGTCCCAATATACCCATGGATAAACGCAAGTGTGTCTTTCCCAAGGATTGTTCATTATAGTGTTATAACTCATTCTGCCACCTCTGTGTTTAGCGCTTCTACATATAGTTCACGCATAATTGATTTTAATTTTTCTGCCTCTACATCTAATGTGAGGTTGTCAATATACTTAGAAAGTATGGTTATCGTATCTTCAGCTTGGTCAATAATGTCTTGGTCTAAATCAACATTTACATCTGTAAAATCTTCAACAATCGATAAATCGGAAACACCCGCTTTATAAAGACTGTCTATTACATGGTCGAACAAGAATGGATTTTGTTTATTCAATACAACAACTTTAACATAACACTCTTTGAGTTTTGAAAAATCATATTCTTTCCAATCTTCAAAGGTTGTTTTACCATCATCATATGTAATTTTGTGAAACATTGAAAAAGGATTTTTTACAAAATTTATTTCACGGGTTTCTGTATCAAAGATATGAAAACCTTTTGGGTCGTTCCAATCTGCCCATGTCATTTCATAAGGAGTACCAACATAGGTAATATTACCATCTGTTGATTTGTGATGAAAGTGACCCGTTAACACTACATCATACTTGGATAATGATTGTTTGTCAATACCACTTTCGCAAACATTGCCTCTGTCCATTTCAAAACCAGCAATCTCGAAGTGTCCAAAACAAATTTGTGCCTTTGATTCTTTCATTCGGTTAAATATATCATCCACATTGTCATCACAAATCCAAGGCACAACATCAATTGATACACCATCAAATTCTACGGTATCAAATTCTTCATATATTTCAATATTGTTATACTCATTTAATAATAGAGATGGTGAGTTTACTTCAAGTGTGTTTTTGTAGGCAACATCGTGATTGCCAATTAAAGTATGTAATTGAATACCTAATCGTTCACACTTTTCAAAAAAGTATTTGCGAGACAGGTAAAGAGAATTGAAATTGATAAACTTTCGGCGGTCAAATAAATCACCCATCTGAAAGACTGCTTTGATATCATTTTCAATTAGATATGGAAAAAATACTTCATCATAAAATTTTTGGAAGTATTTGTGAAAATCTAAAGAATCACCTCGAGCACCGAAGTGTGTGTCACCCAAAATGCATAATTTCATATTAATTGACTTTTGAAACCTTCTATTTCATCCTTGAGTTTAAGTTTTTTCTTTTTAAGGAAGGTAACTAATGCATCGTTACCATAATGTTTTTCTTCTTCTTTAATATCTTTATCTAAACCATCATGCATTTCTTGGAGATGTTTTATATGATGTTCTATTTTTAACCGGTCCATTATATCTCCTTTTCGAGTGATTGTCAATAGTTATTCAGGTAATTCTTCTTCCATAAATTTTTCTAGGCCTTTGGTCTTGCCTTCTTTTTTCTTGCGTTTATTTTCTTCAAAGTTAAAAATAAACTCGGAAATGTTATCATACAATTCAAACTGCCTCATATTTCCATTTTCATCTTCAAACATTTCATGTTCATCAAGTATACCAAATTGTTCTGTTGCTTTGTATTTGACATAGAGTTGTTTCTTCTCTTTCATAATACGGCGAAGAAATGCATAGTAGATAATCTGTGTGAAGTAGGCAAATGGATTCTTTGATTTGTCAGGATCAAAGTTGCGGAAATACATCAGGCAGTTTTCAATACCATCAGAAATCATTTCATCTCGGAAAGAATAAGAAATGAAATTAGGTTTGCGTGATAGATGGTCTGCAATTTTATAGAAACACTCTCCAATATAATTTGGTATTTGAGGATCTTCTTTACCATCTTTTTTAGCAATTGCACATTTGTCACGATAATCAATTAACGCAGACAAAAAATCCGCATTGTTCACATAATGTTTAGTTGTTTTGGTCATAAGTCACGCTCAAATAATTTTGCCTTTGCAAATCGTTTATCATATTTGTATTCTTTATAAGGTCCATTTGCATCTACATAATGCATAAAAACTTGACCCATTATCCATCCTTCAGGTGCATCACAAGTTTCACGCCAGTGGTCTAAATCACACCCACGATACACTACTCCATCACCATCGTCAAGCTCATATTCAGAATCTTTCATCCAAATAGGCCAATTGTACCTGTCATCTGATGCGGAAAGTCTTATTGTAATTGAAACTTCACAAGATGGTCTATCTGTATGGCGTGCAAGATTATTACCTTGTTTATAGATTCGTGAGTATGTATAGGTAGGAAATAATTGTAATCCTGTAACTTCCTCCATTTTAGGTTTCATCATTTTCATCAATGAATCTAATGCTAAATCGCCATGACCTCGGGTAAACGAACCAATCACTTGTTCGTCACCTTGCACCGCAGTTGGATTCCCAGCAAGTTGATGTGCCATAATAGAAAATTTCAAATACTCATAAAGATACTTTGCGGTTTCTTTAGGTATAAAGTTTTTGACAAAGGTATAACCTTTTTCTTGGAATGTTTTTTGTAGTTCGTTCATATTTACCTCATAAAGTATTGACAAAAGGCTTGACACAGCGTATCATCACGGTGTCCCTTTTGAATATTAATGTAATTTGTGCTTCTTTTTTTCCTTAAGCACTTCAAATAATTCTTCTTCATCTATTTCTTCTTCATCATAATCATCTTCTTCATTCGAGAAGTCTCTTTTTTCTTCCATTCTTTGTTGTGCCTCAATCACAACTGTACCATAATAGTCAACTAAATCTTCTTTAGGTTCAATGATTGTAAGTATGTCCGAAGAATAAAGAATTGCACTATTCTCTTTGATAACTTCAATTGGCAACCAAGGCATCATCATCATCACAGTTTGACCTGTAGGTATTCTTTTAAAGATAATATGCATTGGGTTATCTAAAAAGATGGTATCGTTTTCTTCATCTTCAATGATATCTGCCATAATATCTTCACCACTTTGAAGTCTTACTATTTTTATGTTGTTATTAGGAGTTAGTTCCATTTTTTATTTCTATGTTGTAAAACTTGTAATTAAACTTTTCTTCATCGTATATTTTAACACGCTCGATGAAATGTTTCAATGTGTAATTGGCAAATTTGCCTACACGGAAGTCATCAACAATATCAAATAGTGTTGCCTCTGTTTTATTTTCACCTATACGAA